GTCCGACTTGTACGCATCCTCAAGAGACGGCGGTTTTTCCGCTTTTTCTTGAGCCCATTTCTCTTCCAGTGCTGTCATGTTCACGACAAATACTCCTTTTCTTGGCCTAACAGGTCTTTGACGTCGATTTCGACGATTTCCAAAGCCTCAAGACGGCCCATCAGGTACTTGTAGTGCTCCATGTCGCGGACACCGCCTTTGATGACGAGTTCCTGCACATTTGCACGCTGCGCTCTGATCTTCGCTAATACGCTTTCTGCAAAATCAAGCATCGTTTACTCCGATGAGGCAGACGGTACATGGCCACCGTCTGAAGGCCTTTGGATTCTAGCAGTTCCAAGCACGCAGGGATTTGTTGATCCTGCTGTTTGGGTCCTTTTTGGCTTTTTCGCCAGTATTCTTTGCTTTCATGCCCTCCATCCGAGAACAAAATGACTTTCGGCGGGCAGCGTCCTTTTTGGTTTTCGGCTTGGGCGCAGGGGGCTTCAAGTTCATCCCCTGCTTTTTGGCCGAAGCGCGGCCTTTTGCGTTCAGGCCGCCCTTGGGATTCTTGCCCTCTTTGCGCTGCCATGCCGGTGACTTAGCCATTGCTGTTTCCTTGCGGTTGCTGGCGCATCAACATGTCCATTTGAGCTTTTTGCGCGTCCAATTGCTGGCGGCTGGCATCCAACTGCTGTTGACCTGCAACCTGCTCTCGCTGCAGGGCCATTTGGTTCTGCTCCTGACCTGCGTTGATCTGAGCGATCTGCAGGTCTTTGCCGATTTGCTTCTCCGTTGCAGCCTCTTGCATCTGCACTTCGGCTTGGCTGATTTGCGTGTCGGTTTGGTACTTCTGGCGCTCCAGCTCGAGTTTTTGCTGGGCCTCTTGGGCCTTTGCCTGATCTCGCTGTGCCGTGACTTCGATCTCCTTGGCCTTGAGGTCGACCAGCGGATCCTTGGGCGGCTCGTTGGCACCGGAAACTTGCTCTTGCAGCTGCTTGAACTCTTGCTGGAACTGAGCCACTTTGATGGCCACCATGCCCTCTTTTTGGATGGGCGACACGATGCTGTCCGGATCCATGCCGTACTGCTTGAACAACTCCGCTTCGACAGCCTCTTCGGCTTTCAAGCGGGTGTGCTCCATCATGTGCTTTTGCAGCAGCGACAGCGTGATTGGATTGGACTGGGCCACCGCAGACATGCCAAACAGCAGGTGCGACATCAAGTGGGCGTCGTGGTGCTGGCCAGCAAAGGCCTTCAACGTCACGCCGTCCAAAGCATCCGCGTTCTCGCTGGCCGGATCCTTGGGCTTGTCCGTGTTGCGAGATGGCAGCAAGGCATCAATGTCCTTGACCCCAATTGCCTCATACATGCGGCGGTAGGCCTCATGCAGGTTATGCATCTGAGGCGCACTCTGGGCCAGCTGCAGGCTGGTCTGGGCCAGCGTGATACGCTGAGCAACCGAGAAGATGTTGGGATCCGACACAGGCAGGACATCCACCTCGTCGCTGAAGTCACGTGCCTTGATGACGCGAGACTCTCCCGGGACACTGTACGGATACTCAGGCGGCAGGTATTTGCCAAAGCCCTCGGCCAGCAGGCGGAACTCCAACGACTGGCTGTAATGCAGGCGCTTGTGGATCGCCGACATGATGCTGGAGCCCTTCTCCAACAACGCAATCGTCGTGCCCACCGCGGCATTCTGGTTGCTGTCACCAACCTGCAAATCCGTGATCGACGCCATGCGTCGGCCAGCATCCACACAGAAGCCCAACAGCGCCATCAGCGTTTGGCTCGGCTCCTTGTACGGCAGCGGCAGCATGGAGTTTTGCAGCTCGACGCCACCCGCATCCATGTCTCGCCACTCACCCGGCTGTAGCGGCTGATCATCGTTCATGATCCGCGCACCACGGGCCTTGAAGCCTGCAGGCAAGTTCGACAGCGTGCCTGCATCCACCAACTGACGCAGCGCCGTGGTCGCCGTCTTCGTCAAGCCACCAATCAAGTGCAAGAAACCAAGGCCATAGGCACCCGGACCTTGGACCAAGAGGTAGTGGACAAAATACTCTTTGCGAGCAAACTCGTCTTCGTCCTCTTTCCAGTTCTTGCGCACGCCAACGACAATGCCTGTCGACTCGTCAACCGTGATGACGTAAGGCAGGCAGATGCCCGTCGGGTTGCCATCTTCGTCAACGTGCTCAAAGCCCATCAGGTCATAGTTGACGTGGAACTCCAAGAGCGTGACCGTGTCGTCAATGCCGTTGGGGGAGAATCCAGATAGCTCGTCGCTTGCGTCCGAAATGTCCGTGGTCGCGGGCTGGGCGCCTTGGACCAAGCCGCCCGGGTCTGCGTACTGGCCGTTGTACACCGCTCGACGGAACACGTTCATCGACATCGAAATGCGGTGGACAATGCGCTCGCATTCACTCATGACCGACGAGCCGTTGTACGGGATGTACAGGTCGTCCGGCAGCACCAGCGAGCTGACCATGCGCTTCTTGTCTTGGTCGTAGTAGACCTTGCGGAAGGCCGAGCCGCCGTAGCCCACGTAGAACAGCAGCTGGTCAAAGTCCGGCGTGTACTCCTGCATCACGGTGGTGAGCTGGTAGTTCATGAACTCCTTGACCCGCTGCGCCTGCATGAGCTTTTCGCGGGTCTCTTTGCCCAGCACGCGGGAGCGCACAGGGCCCCCAGCGGGCATCAGCTCTTTCAAGGCTTGGGCCTGAAACTGCACAATGCTCTCAGACAGCAAGGGGTGGTGCACGCCGCATGCGCCTTTGAAGGGGCGGGTGCGCTCTTCCATCGAAAAGCCCAGCGCTTCCATGCCCTTGGCGTACTGGTCTTCCCAGTCCTGACGCGATGCCTTGTCTTCGTCGAACAGCTGCAGCAGCTCCGAGCCGATTTGCATCAAGTACTGCGGATCAAGGACCTCGGCAAGGTTTTCGCCCAAGGGCTGAGCCATGCCGCCTTCGCCGATCTCGACCTCAACGCCTTCCTCTGGGTCAATGGTGATTTCGATCTCCGGGGCCTCCCCGTCAACCATCATCACCTCAATGTCTTCGGCGCCTTGGAGATCTTCCGCGCTGATGCCCTTGTCGATTGCCATGTGTGTTCCTTGTTACTGGCCGCTCTTCCAAGCGTCGTATGCTGCCTGCCAGTCGATTGATCCGGTGTTGTTCCAGTAGTTTTGGTACTCTGGGATTCGAACAATATCAGGATTATTGTCCAAGAAGTTGAACATGCGCAGCACGTTTTCCTGCGAAGGCATCTCGTTTCGCGGACCTTGGATCTGCGTCACTTCTTTGCCGTTGGGTCGATTGGCCACCTCGACAGTCAGCTGCGGAATTCCCTTCTTGTCTCGGACCGAGTAGATTTCGGCAAAGCCTGCGTCAAAGGCTTTTTTGCCCCCGAGGTTGTAGCTCTCTGGGGACGTGTGATAACCACCGACCGAGTGGCCCATTGAAGTGCCTTCCATCAAAGCAGCATGCGAATCCGTCAAGCGATACCACTGCGTGCCGTCCGGGTTGGGAAGAACAGGGCGGGTGCCAAACAGCATGGTTTGCTTGGGAACTTCTTTCCCTTGCTTGACTCGGTCTACAGCGGATTTGAAATCTTGCGTAAAGCGCCAGTTCTTGTTGACCGCGGCCACCGCTTCTGGGTAGCTCATTTTGGCCAATTTGTCCGTGGGAATTTTAGCCAGCTCATCCATCAGTTCTTCAGGCCGCATGAACTTTGGCACAGCATATGACTCAACGTCAAACACGGGGTCCGACTTTTCCATGGCCATTTGCAGATGCGGAGGCGCCTCTCCCGCAGCCAGCATGTCCTGAAGTCTCTGAGGCATGCGGTACTTCAAGAGGTCTGTCATCAGGTAGTCGGGGGTAGCGGTGATTTCTTCTGCGGTCAACGAAGACGGCGTTTGTTGAAGAAGCGCTTCCAGTTTTTGAGCCGCTGTCTGCTGCGCATCACGGCCCCCAAAAGTCCCTACCTGAAGCTGCCTGTCGTATTTTTTGGCCAGATCTTCCAGCGCTTGCGGGTTTCCCTCCCGGGCAGCGCTTAGCATGTACTCACGAAAATCAACGTCCGTTGACAGGGGCTTGATTCGGCCCTCTTTGAGCGAAGAGTAAATCGGATCCTTGGTCGACGCCACATCCTTCATGAAATACTTTCGCGCCTTGGTGTCAATGAAGTCCACCAACGACCGCTCTTTTTCCGGGTCAAGGCGCTTACGGTAAATCGCAGACTGCGCATCCTCCAGCATTGTATCCAAGCTCGACAAAGCAGGCTCATCCACGCTTCCGCTGCTTGGCATGATTCCGCCCGGGGGACGTACCGCATATGAGCGGCTTGGCTCAGCCATGCGCTCCAGCAT